GTGGCGCTGCTAAGAATAGAGAATCCATTGAAGCTATGAACAAAGGTTATTCTGTTGGTGGTCAAGGCGGGCAAGTAACAACTGCTGAGATTAACTTCAATGTTCAAGCAATTGATGCCAATTCATTTAATAGTTATCTTGTTAATAATAGAGGTACAATTGAGGGCATTATCAACGCATCATTGACATCTAATGGCTCTGTTAGACGTACTATTAAACAGGTGGTCTAATGGCAATGCCAAACTTAACTACGCCATTACTGTATAAGCATAGACACGTTCAAATAGAAGAATGGACTAAGCAAGGTAGTGCCATACAGTTTAATTCTGGGAAGAATCAACGAATAGTTAGTAATACAATTCCAGCTATTGAAATGACTATTAGCTATAAGGACATTACTCAAACAACATTTGACAGTATTAGAGATGCGTATCAAGACAATCATTCACATACCTTTGAATTAGATACAACGAACGAAGAGGATTTATCATTAATAGACCCAAGACGTAATCATTTAGATGATGATAATGTTAGTGTGTGGGCATTTAAAGAGTTCAAGTTTAAGGTTGGTGCTGATGTTAAATATACTGGTACGATTAAATTAATTACATCTGTATTCTTTAACTTTACGCAGTATCAAGATGCGTTCGCCCAAACCTCTACATATTCACCAGTAGTTTCTTCTGACACGACATTTACGTCTTTAATGACGAATTATGCTCAACCTTACCAGATTGATTATGAATATATAAACAACTCTGTATTCTCAAATATAGGGCAGTCAGCACGACATATTAATGACAAAGGTGGGTTGCGTAAGAAATGGACTTTATCTTGGGTATTGCAACAATCTGATTTTCTTGAATTGTTAAAATACTATCGCCAACGTGGCGGCATTATGAGTAAATTCGGTATGCCAAAATTAGGATATGGAACTTCAGACACAACCGATGCTATATTTATGACCGATTCATTTAAATATGACAAACGTGTTGATGGTCTATATACTTGTAAAGCAGACATAATTGAGGTGTTATAGTGAGTAAAACAATAACCAATAGTGTTCGTTCAGATGACCAGTTGGCGATTCTACATCTGTTTGAATTTCATATGGATAAAGACTTAGACGGCAATGTTGGTGAAGCTGGTGAGATATTGTATTTCACAGACCACGATATATTTGTAACTGACGGTACTAATGAACACACTCCTTTAGCCATTACGTTTGATAGATTAGTTGAAGATTTTTCTATGTCATCTGATACAATCAATGTATCTATTGATAATATTAATGGTGCTTTATCAACAGAAGCAATTGCTAGTGAATGGCGTAACAATAAAGCAAAGATAACAAGGGTTGTTTATACACCACCATCACAAACACTTGATGGCGGTAATTATGATTATGGCTTGGTTCATTATGAAGCAGCAACTACTTATCCAAGGATAGATATTAGTTCAGTTGTGAAAGATACTTATACATTGTTTGAGGGTGTAATTGATACATTTAGTGCCACATCTCAAGTGTTGACTGGCACACTTACAAATGAGTTTGTTCACTGGAGTAAACCTTTCCCGTCTTTCACTTACAATCAAAACGAATTTTCATCTATTGTTGGTTCTGTTACTGGTTTTATGTATTGGGGTCGTGCGAAATAATTGCTTCACAACTGCGTATAAATACCTAAACTTGCGTTATACGTTGCCGCAAGAATGGGATGGCTGGACGGTTGAAGATATGAATGTCTTTGTTAAAGATGAAAAGAAGTTTTTAGTGCGCAAAGACCATATTGCCTTTTTCAGAAGTTTTTGCTATAAAGTAAAGACTGCTAAAAAAGATGATTTAGTATTAAATCGTAAGTCTGTTGGTGTTGCTATTAATCAGTTTACTTATTGGGTTTATAGCGAAGATTTAGACCGTATAGTTCATAGCAAATTAGATAAGGATTGTTTGATAATGAGGATTAATAATGGGTAAGGCAGTTAAAATAGGGCTTGGAATTGCATTAGTTGCTACTGGAATGGGTGCGTTTGGTGCTATGGCTGGTTTAGGTGCTTATGTTGGAATAGGTACGCTAACTTATGGCGGACTTATCACTCTGGTTGGTGCTTCATTGCTTGGTTCTGCTTTAGCGCCAAAAATTGGGGATGCGTTTGGCACAGATCAATATGCTGGGGTGAAATTACAGACACACAAGTCTAATACAAACCCAGTTCCAATTATTTATGGTGAGCAACGTATTGGCTCAAATATTATCTTTCAAGAAACTAACGAATATATCTCTGGCTCAACTAATAAAGATTATTGGTCTATCCAAGTTATTGCAAACGGTGAAGTTGAAGAGTATTTGAAATTACACGCTAATGATGATGTAATGTGGGATGAAAGTAGCGATATTTGGCGTTTAAATGTTTACGATAGTCTAAAGGTTTACACAACATCTGGTTCTTCTGGGATGGATTTGGAAGATGTAGACTTCCCTACTGGAACGTCTGGGACAACAACGCAAACTGGGTCAAGTATCTTTGCCAGTTCTGTATTCCCCTTAAATAAAATAACAACAAATTTATCAGACTCAATAATGCCGTTAGCTTGGTTCTTTGATAGTGACATAAACCTTGGGACAAGTGCCGTTTCTGCTGGTGATTGGTTTAGATTTGATTTAAGTGAAGATAATGATTTAACCAATATTAAGCTGTATGTTAGAGGTAGTGGAACTATAACATCAACCGTAAAAATTCAATATTCCGATGATGATATAGCGTGGACTGACACTGGCGATAGTGCTACATTAGCAACCAACACTTGGAATACTGTTACAAATACACATTCTACAAATCATAGGTTCTGGCGTGTTTATGTAAACTCTTGGACTTCAAGCTATCCATTCTTATCAGAACTTGATATTAATTCAAGCACTTGGACTCGTTGTAAGATACCAGCTAATGTTGCATTTGTTGCTTGCCATCAAGTGTTTGATTCAGCAAACCACACATCATTGGATAATATTACGATTGATTTAAAAGGTAAAAAAATCAGAACAATAACTGACGCTTCTACTATTAGCACAACTGAAACATATTCAAATAATCCAGTAGAGATTGTGTTAGATTTACTTAGTAGTGCGTTAGCAATTGAAGATGCTGATATTGATATTGCGTCTTTCTATCAAGCTAAAACTGATTGTATTAATAATAACTGGATGTGTAATATCGCACTTATTCAACAAGCAAACATTCAATCTATTATTGGCGACATCCTTTCTACTTGTAGAGGTCAAATTGTTCATTCTGGTAATAAGTGGAAGCTGAAGATTGACACAAAGAATCAAACAAGTGTTAAGACTTTAGATGATGATGATTTTATTAACAATAGTTTAAGCATATCAATGCGTGGTAATGGTGATATTGCTAATAAGATTATATTGAAATACATTAATCCAGCTGATAATTGGCTTTCTGCTCAAGTAGTAAAAGAAGATACAACATTGCAAAGCTGGGATGGTCAAACATTAGAAAAGGTGATTGACATTAAAGGTGTCACAAATCAGACACAAGCAAATGAATTAGCAGAGATTACTTTAAATACAATGCGTTATACTGAAGATGTTTCTGGAAATCGTATTAAACAAACTCCACTTGTGTTATCATTTGCTACGACAGTTAAGAACGCTCATTTAGAGGTTGGCGATGTTATTACAATACAGCACGATATTTTAGACAGAGATAGAAAATTTATGATATTATCTGCTGAAACTGACCAGAGCGGATTAATTCAAGTATCAACCCGTGAATATTGTGAAACGCATTACAAGGATTCATCTGGAACTTATTTAATATAGAGGACTAATTATGGCAATTACAACAAGAAGTGGGAAAGGTTCGGCACTAACCCACAGCGAAATGGATGCAAATTTAAGTGCCATTACCGAGCAAACATCAGCAACTGGTGCGGTTAAAGGTTCTTCTGGAACGACGGCACAAAGACCAGCAACCCCAGTCGAGGGCTATACAAGATTTAATACAACACTAAGTAGGCACGAAACTTACAACGGCTCTACTTGGATAACATCAGTTAGTTCTGCCAATACAGATACTTCGGATATGTCATTTGTTGTTGATGAAGATACAATGTCATCTGATTCAGCTACTAAAGTGCCTACTCAACAATCAGTTAAAGCCTATGTTGATAGTCAAATACAATCTAAAGATGCTCTATCCGAGTTATCTGGCACGTTAGACGATGTTGCTGATGGTACTACTTATGTTAAATCTACTAATGACTTTACAGACGCAGAAGTTACCAAACTTTCTGGTATTGAAACAGCAGCCACAGCAGACCAAACTAATGCTGAAATTAAAACAGCGTATGAAGCTAATGCTGATACCAATGAATTTAGTGATGCTGAACAAACTAAACTATCTGGAATTGAGGCTTCTGCTGATGTTACTGATAGTACAAATGTTGCTTCTGCTGGTGCGGTGATGGAGTCTGATACAACTACGGCTTCAATGTCGTTTGTTATTGACCAAGATGATATGTCTACTGATAGTGCGACTAAAGTTCCGACACAGCAATCAGTTAAAGCCTATGTTGATTCAC